GCTTTTCTAATCAGATTCAATTTATTGCTATCCATTTTATGTCGGTGCGCTTGCTCTTTTACAGAGGCATTAATAAGATAATCGACAATTCTAGGATCAATACTCTTATATGCAGCTAATTCTTGAGGTGAAGGTAGGCAATTGTCATCAACAGTAAAAGTCTGCTCTAATTGTTTTCCAACTCCATCGCCTGTTGCAACTTGTGTTTCTCGCTGTTTTAGTTCTTGTTTACCCATTTTTTAATGCAATTTCATTGAAAGATCTGCGTACATCCCCTTCAATATTTTTTCTGTCTTCCATAAGATTTCTCTTATCATCATTCCTATTTCTGTCTTTTTCTAGAATTTCTTTCCTAATTTCAGAAATAGCTTCGGAGTTCTGCTTATAATGCCCTTGAGAGGCATCACGAAATGTAGAAGCTCCATTTTTAATAAAACGTCCCACTTCTTTTAATATGCACATATTACCTCCATATTTAAATTATAATGCAAATATAAAAATAAAACAGTAAATTAAATGTTTTGTTTCCAAGATTATGCACATTATTAACCATAAAGTCACATTTTAACTAAAAAATTAATCGGTAAATCCAATACGTCAAAGAACAACTACCGATTTTCAGAGGCTCGGTTTACCTCCTTTCTATATCGTTATGAATTAATTGGCAGTTTCATAAAACACATCCATATTGTCTTGCTCTGTCTTCCAGTGGTATGCCCAAATAGAGGTTTAAAAGGGATAACAGACAATACATCCACTGTTTTTATTTCACTCTCGTTCCATTTGAATACAAGAGTGCCGTAAGGCTTCAAGACGCGCATACACTCAGTAAATCCATCGTGTATGAGTGACTGCCAGTCTTTCGGCAGTTTTCCGTACTTTTTAGCCATCCATGAGGTTGCACCAAGTGTTTTCAGGTGCGGTGGGTCGAACACCACCATGTAGAAAGAATTGTCTTCAAATGGAAGGTTGGTGAAATCGGCTATTACATCCGGCTTTATTTCTATGATTCTTGTCTTACCCCTGTCCTTGGCCGTAAGTGTTTCCGAACGTTTGTCAACAAATAAGGCAAGAGGATTATATTTGTCAAACCAAAACATTCTACTGCCACAACAGGCATCTAATATAAGTTTTCCATTTTCCATTAAGCTATTTCTTTTGATTTCTTCAATCTCAACTTTCTCAATACTTTGCAAAGTGCTTCAGTATTTTTTCTCGCTTGTGTAACCTCCACCGCATTCCCGATAAATTTCTTTTGGTCAGCTTGTGTGCCTATTAAAACATAATCTTCAGGGAATCCCATAATCTTTTTGAGTTCCGGAATGCGAAGCATCCGCATTTTAATATCCACTATGCCATACAGTGCCATGAACTCCTTTATCTTCACGGTCATAGGACTATCATTGTCGTAGATTTCAATCGCTACCTGACCGCTTTCTGTTGCTACCAGATAGGGCGGCATCTTATCCATGCGGGCTATTAATGTGAAGCAGGGGCTATCAACAGAGCCGCCAGCACTGTTGAACTGTGGATTCATCAGATAGTGCCATTTCCTGTTTGCGGTAATGGTCTGGGAGGGTTCCTCTATACTGCTACCTACATTTGAGAATGCAGTATTCATTATCCACGGCTGGCATGTTACCAAGTTTTGTTTCGGTGTTGTGGTAACAGCGGGGCATGGCGAGTTTATATCAGACACCTGACCACCTCCAGAATATTGATTCATAAAAAATGGAGATACAAGGGAAAGTCTGTCTTTAGTCAGAAGTGTAGGACAAGGCTGATTAATATCCTTTCCTGTATCCTTAAAGTTATAAGAACACATAAATCGGCTTTCAATTAAAGCCATCCTGTCCTTCGTTGTGACCGTTGGAGCTGGAAGGTCTACCGAATGATTATGTCCATTTCCATAATAAGCAGAGACAAAAACATGGTGGTCTTTGCAGGTGATTGCACCTGCCGGTTCTTCTACGGACACATTCTTGCTTTCGGGATGTCCGCTGAACTGTTTGGAGAGGAAACTTACCTGTACCTTTGCAAAGCGGTTTTCAGTAGTCAACACTCCGCATGGTTCATCAACTGATTTGCATGTGTCTTGAGGGCGAACCGTATTGTAACGGGAAAGGAAAGCATCCTTTCCTCCGGCTACAAACTTGATAAGTCCAGCATAGATACGTTCAAGCGTTTTCTCTGCAAGAGGCTTTTCCCTGAAGATGGTAGTTCCTTCATCAGAGAAATCAAGCACATCTTTTACCGGCTTCCACTTCTCCAGCCGCGAGAACATATCTTGCCTACCACCTTTACAGTGGGTCGGTTCTGGGAATACTATCGGCAAGTTCTTTTTAGCAAAGATGCCGAAGAAGCGTTTTCTTGTGGTGTAGGCACCGAAGTCGGCAGCATTTAAGATGCGGTGCTCAAAGTTGTAACCGTACTTCTTGACATTGCGCACCCACTTTTGATAAAGCCGGCCTTTGTCCATGCTGATAGGTTTCCCATTCTCATCCATATCTCCCCATGACATAAACTCTTCTACATTTTCAATCTGAATGTAGTCAGGGTCTATAACATCAATATAACGGAAGAGATGTTCTGCCAACGTTCGGCTGTCGGCATCTCTCGGCTGACCGCCTTTGGCTTTCGAGAAGTTGGTACACTCCAAAGAAGCATGAAGCATTATCATGGCATCAGGGTATAGCTGACGGATACGTTCTACAATAGTGCTTATCGGGGAAAGTTCCAGTGTACGGATATCCTCAATAAAGTGAAGTGCATCAGGGATATTGGCATCATGTGAAAGGATGGCATTCTTGTCATGGTTCACACAACAAACAACCTTTGCACATCTATTTCCATCCAATCGTGCTTCTTCCACACCTTCGGACAAACCGCCGGCACCACAAAAGAGATCAATAACAAATAGTTCTATATCGGACAGACCTTCAATGGATTTTAAGATATTTTTCTGCGATTTCATAATTTCTCCTTTTTAAACAGGTGGCTGAACGCATTATCCAAATCCAAGTCTAGATTCAGTTTGGACGGGAAAGATTTAATGTATTCGTACATCTTATAAGCGAGGTTGTCATCATCACCGCATCTGTCAATCAGTGTGAGCAACATGGCGTTCACCATGTCAGAATCATTGCCGAAGTTTTCCTGAGTGGATTCGCTGCAATGATTCACATCACTTTTCAATCTCTTTATCGCGGCTATGGCTGTGTTGAAGTTTCTTTTTGAATCGTGCCGCAATTCAAAGCCTTCCTTCTTGTATTGCTGCTGCATTTCTAGAAGGTTGGTTTCTAAAACGTCCGTGAGGACAAATACGATGTTGGTCAGTGTGTTCAATTGAGTTGTTTCTTGCATAATAATAAATTTTGCTTGACTTTCAAATAAAAATAAAGTCAGATTATCCGCAGAATAGGGGAGAAGTTGTAAAATGTGAACTTCCCCAAGATGTCATACGGTGTATTTTTTCAAAGTGTCCATGATATTGTCTATCGGCAGGGATACGGATGTTTTTCCCTTATCTTCATAGCAGGCAATATGTCTGTATGCCTCAGGGAAATTCTCTTTGATTCTTTTGAATGTCCGTAATGTCAGAAGTGACGCAACGACTGATTCATATACCTTGGTCTTCTCATCCTTTACCGCACTGATCTCGATTTCCAGTTTGTCTATCTTTTCAATAACTTCCCTGTCCGCCTCAATGTGAGGATAGTAAGCGTTTGCGCTGGGAAATCCTTTCAGTCCGGCAACACGTTTTTCATAGGAACCGTTAAACAGTGTGATGCTATATGCAACAGAGAAATAAGACCGGAACTTTTGAAAACAGTCGGTGATTTCCTGTGGAATGGATTTTCGGATCACCTCTTCCGTAATCCTGACCTGTTCATCATGCAACAGGTTGATTTTCTTTTCTAACGGCTCTACCATTTTATTGGCAACTTCTTCCGCCAAAACTTTCGTAATGTTCATTGCTCTTGGTTTTTATTAATTCTTTTATGTATGTAAAGATAACTTTTATTTATTTGTTTCTCAAATAATATAATCTTAAAAACGCATCTGCTTAACTTAATATAACTGTCATCTCCTGCGGCTGTTTCCGAGCAGGGGAATGACATTAAAACTCTTGAATCTGTCAATCAGACGTCCTTCAAACCGTTTCCTGAAATCACCGATGTTCAGATTGCTGGTGATATGGTATTTCTTCCCGAACTGCTGGTAAATCTCATAACGCGCATAGAGAAACTCGTCTATCACGCTGTCAAGACTGGTACCGTAGCTCTTCTGATTCTCGGTTTCCAAACCTATGTCGTTCAGACAGATATTGAACGGGGCGGGATTGAATCCTTTTGACTGCCCCTCGTTGTAGGAATACAGGTCTATGTGTCCGTTCATCTTGTAGTAGTTCATCATCTGGGTGACGGAGAGGTTTTCAAACTGGCTGGGATTCCGTGTCAGACGCAGATAATCGGCGAAAATCTGCATGATCATTGTTTTTCCAGTGCCGGGTGCCCCGACAATCAGCAGGTTCTTGTGAATCTTGTAACCCTCATCGGGAAACACTTTCTCGGCCAGTCTGCATCCGTTGAAGTAATACAGCAGGAAAGACAATACCTTCGAGTTGTTCTCGTCAACCTCGAACTCCCTGAATTCACGTCCAGTATAATCATTGCCCAGCTGCCTGACAAGATCACGATGGGCGTAATATTCGGCTGGATTCGTCAGGTCATATTCAAAATCTTGCAGAATAGTCTTTTTGTGACGCTCCACCAGATTGTATATCTGTTCCTGTTTCAGTTTCGCCGCAAATGACTTTTCCTGTCGGATCTGTTGTAGCTCTGCTGAAAGTTTTTGTTCTTGCTCTGTCATCTTTCTGTTTTTTAAGTTCCGTTATCAACCAGTTTGAGAAATGGCGTTTTGCATCTGAAACAGACTTGTGTGTAACGCCTTCCCCCTTTAGCTTCCAATAGTACAGGTCAACGTATTTGTCTTTGCATTCATCCAAAGTGAAGTTCCTGAATCCGTTCCTGTATGCCCGTTCCCAAGCATCCCTCAGCCATCCTTCCTCAGACTTTAGGTCCGCGAAGCATTTGTCTAAATCCATATCGAATGTTTCTGATGAAATATCGCCCAGGTTTTCACGCGTATGCGCGCTAGAGAGAGAGTTATTATTATCATTTACATTATCATTATCGGCTTTTTTGGGTTCTGAAAAACCCACTGGGTTATTTGGGTTTATTTGGGTTGTTCCAATATCATCCGAATTATCATTCTTCGCTCTCTTCGGAGCACCCCCTTTGCTTCCATTACTACGGTTTCTCTCGACAATGCCATGGTATTTGTTTTCATCTATTTCAAATTGATTCTTGAAGAACTCAAATGCTATTTCAATGTCCTCCTCTACCGTAATAATCTCGCCAAGTTGATACTTGAATATAGCTCGGAATAATCTTCCAAGTTGCTTGTCCGATAACTTCGATATAGGCTTGTAAAACGATTTATATATCAAAAAACTTTCTTTTCCCATTTCATTTGTTCTTTATGTAGTCCTATATGACATTTCTCGACACAATGTAATGCCATTATCTATATCGAATCTCAATTCGGGATATAAAGAAAATGGTTTGATATGGTGTGCATTTAACTCCACGTTACGTTTTTTACAACGGCAACATGTAAAGTTGTCTCTTTCCAAGACTGAATTTCGCCAATTTCTATAGCCGCTTGAATTCCTGCATCTGTGGTTATCATCAGTAATTCCACATTTCCAGTTCCAGTGGTTTTCTCCGCTTGGAGGTTCATGTAGCAAATTCTCATCTATCTGTTTCTTTATAAAAGAGAATGCCATTTTAGCCAACGGTTTCTGCTCCGACAGTGTCCCCGATGCGGCGTACTTGATAATTGCATCGTACACTTCAAGTCTGACCTCCTCAGGATATTCCATCAGCACTTCCTGCCATTCTATATAGAAGACAAATGATTTCCTTTTTGTATCCTTTTTCATCATGTCTATTGTTTGATAATCAGTTTGTTATATATATTGTAAAGTTAACTTTTTGTTATGGGATTACAATAAATATATTTCTGAATATCAATAATTTAAACGTTATTTATCAGTAGCCTTTCCTTTGCAGTGCCATATCCTGTTTGGCAAAGGATATCTGGGTCCTGATATTGTCTCCGGCATGGACGAGGGTACGGTTTATACGGTCCAGCCATGTCACAATCTGATTGGCGGTCACACTTTGCGCGGCGACAAATTTCATGGCGACAGTCGCGGGAACACGTGAGATGAATTCCATGTGGCTGGCATATACATTCGCTGTCACCTGATCCTGATATGCCTTGGCGTCAGCAAGCAGCTTGCCAGAGCGTGCGAGATAGACGTTTATATCAGTGAGGCGGTCTATAAGCTCCTTTGGATTGTCACTTGCGGTTATCTCCAAAAAGGACTGCATTTCTTCTATCTCCTTTATGACAGGAGGCAGGGGGCATCCGTTAATGAGGCAGTTGCCGGTCCCATCGTTTTTAGGACAATATTTACAGTTTATCTCCATACTTGCAATTCAATTTATGGTTTATAGTTTTTCTGTTTGTCATACGTCATTCAAATAATCAATTGTCACTTTCATAAACTCATCCAATGATTTACAGACGACGTATTTCGCTCCGTTGGCTTCCGCATCCTTCTGCCATTCCTTTTGTGCAGGAGACTGGCGGCCTCCCGGCTTTTTCATCTCAATGCAAAGTCCTCCATAGAAGCGGTTGCTCTTCAGCAGTATCAAATCTGACACTCCGCTGGTCGCACCTTCCTCCTTCAGTCTCGCTCCGGTGATGGCATCACGTCTGCCACCATTGGGAACAGCAAAAAGCACGTTTTTAAGTTTCGGATATTTTAAACGGAACCAGCGGACACAAGCGGACTGTATGCGGTGCTCGTCATTCTTCGGCTTCCCGCGCATTTTGTACGACTGCGCTTTTTTAATCATCTCCTCGTATGTCATCGTCTTTTTCCTTATGTGGGGTTACTACCGTGTCCTTGCCGGTCTTGTCGACAACAACCTGCTTTCCTGCTACTGTTATGGTTGTCCTGCAACCATCCGGTAGGGACTGGATAAAATTGCGTACTACAGGAGAATCAGCACCTTCCGATATCTGAGTGTTGGATATCGGAACTTCCTTAGCTTCATACGGATATACATCCATGATGGCGGTTTCGGCTACGGATGCGATCTGATAGTCTGCCATTGTACCTTTCATTCCTTCGTCCAGTTTCTTTACAGCATCGCGAAGATCGGAAGCCTGTACCAATACGGTAGTGGAGGTCTTTTTCTCCGCTCCGCTTTTTTCGTCCAGCGTGATGAAGAACAGCTTGCACTTAAACCAGCGGTCGGCTGCATCTTCTTCAGAGGGGAACAGTTCGCTGTAGTTGGCGCGTTTGATGTCCGAAACAGTGAACTCACCGCTGATATACGGAGTGATTTCTTCAATGATACGGGCTTCTGCTTCAGTAAAGCTCAACGCGTCAACCAGATAGGGTTCAGTTACTTTCTTGTTCATGCCGTTTTCCATTACCTTTTCGTAACGGATTTTGCATTCAAACCAAGTATGCATCATAATTAATTCTTTTAAAGTTTGATATTCAACGTTTATTCATTTATAGTGGGAGGTGCAGGATTCGAACCTGCATGAGTGGTGTTTTTGCAGTTCACTGATTTCAAGTCAGCTCCCCTAAGATGTCTCGTAGGTTGCCGGCTTGGATATTAACGGTTATCCTAGAATTTTGCACCTTACATCTTGATTAGCGTCTGCCATTTCCGCCAACCTCCCGTTTGCCTCCCTATCTTCACAGACCGGGAAGGCAAGGTAACAAAGTTATTTCTGTATTCTGATCAAATCAGGGATAGAACCGTAAATCGGCGACTTCCCATCCCATTTGTCAATGAACTGTTTGTAAAGAATTTCTTTGGTAAGACCTTTTGACTGGATAAGAGCCTGTTCGGTTTTCAACTGTTCCAGCTCGTTGCGTTTCTTCTGTTCCTCAATCTGTTGGTCCAGTACGGATATATTGGTGTTCACTTCATTCCGGCTGTCAATCTTCTCACGGACCTTTTCGGAGAACTCCAGTTGTGCGGAGAATGTGAGCAGTTGCAGACCTCTTTTTTCAAACTCCATGTCAACTATCTGTTCCAACCGTTTCTCAAATACCAACGACCCTCCGTCAGCCATCAGGCTATCGGTCTTATGCTTTCGACTTTCTTCCTTTATCAAATCATATATACGTGGTTCCAAGATGTTATCTTCCAACGAAGACATAAAGTCACTTCCACGGCCAATATGCTTGTTGTCAAAGACAACATCAATGGCACGGTTCTTGATAACTTTATAGCTGTATGTAGGACACGCCTTGAACTCCGTGTTGTCGGCAGCTTTCAGTGTGACAGCTTCAGCGAATTCTCCACGCTGATCGAATAGCGGAACCTGAAAAAGTTCTGTGCCCAATTCCCATGTGGACACTTTGCCGGAAACAATCTTGAAATCCTCCTTTCCCTGCTTGCCGTAATTCTCCATAAGGACACCTGCATAATTAGGGGCTACTCTCTCACAGGAGACAAACATTACTAAGGTCATACATACCATCGTTAACTTAATCAGTCTTTTCATCTTTCAATGTTTTAATCAGTTTGTAAATAAAGAAAATTATTGTGGCTGATATTATTGTTACGCCCAGCCATGCGTGTAAGTGATTGAATACCCTATTCCCGACAACAATTCCTATTATCAGAAACAGGATTAAATAAATATACTCTTTCATACCACTCTCAGTCAAAATTAAAGTTGTCCTCACCGTCCGGCTCTTCGTCCGGAATGTCATACCCAAAGTCCATCGGGATGAACCAATCTGAAATATAGTCTTGCATGATTTAATCCTCCTGCTCTTTTATAATTCTACTAATCAATTCTTTTTCCCATCCTTGAATAAATCCATTTTCGTCAATATTCATAATGATGTAGTCGCCATATCCTTCATCTGCCGGACACATAATCTTAGGTACATAGCCGTCATAAGAAGCAATGGCGATGTGGTCTTCATCAGTAATATCACATATAAAATCATCGCACACTTTATAGTGAACATTGGCAGTTGTTCCTTGCGTCCAGTTGACTATTTGTCCTGTCTCAATTGCTATAATAGGTCGCCAACGATAATGATCTGAATATATATTGTAATCAGCCTCTTCTTTTATTTGTACAGCACAAGGCATAAGAGGGTTACCTATGCCTTTACTCTCGCACAAATCAATGTCTTTCACTCCGTTTACTTCTGCGTCTTCCCAATAGCGTACACCTGCATCCACTTCTAAGTAGACCGCTTCAAATTCTGTTGGTTTGTTGATTGTAATTTTCATTGTTCTGTTTTCTTTTGAATTTTCTTTATCATGTTTCTGAATTGCCTTGCCTTATCTGCTTCACAAGGTTTGATAGCTGTTTTGTCTATCAGATTTGCACCATATTCAAGCATTCTGACAATGGAATTCAAATCTGTATTGCATAGGGTATCTGCAAGTTCAATCTTGTCGAAATCAATATTATTATCATTCATGAAGTCGCCAAGAGCGATTATATTTTCACGAGTTGTGGTAACAGTAAAAGTTCTCGTCAGAAGCTCCGGTTCCTGAGCTTTGGTTTGCTCGACAAAGGAAGGTGGTTCATTGGTGACCAGCTGACTGGCTCTTGCAAATGGATTGACTAAATTCTGTTTGGCTCGTTCCGCTTCCTCTTTCATCTGCGCTTCTTCAGCAACCTTTTTTTCCTGCTCTGCCTTGATGCGCGCTTCTTCTGCTGCTTTGGCACGCTCACGCTGCTCCTTCAGACGGTTGGCATACTGGATGGTGGATGCGATATTGAGCGTATCCATATAATAAGTACGAAGGACATCGAAATCCTCACCAAACCCCTTCAGCGTGGAAAGTTCGTTCTCGACTTTGGAGAATATGGAATCAATTTCGTTGCATACAGACTTCATGCTTGCGGATTTGTTGAGCCACTCAGACTTGAAAACCTTATTGAAGTCTACAAGGTTGACATTCAATCCATCAAAGTAAGTCTTGATAGTGGCTTTCTTCCTATCCTTGTATTGCTGTTCGTTTTGCTTGACTACCGTGTCAATCTTGGCAGAGCACTCGCCGATAAGTTTCACGGTTTCGGTTACAACGTCCTTGAACTCCCCGAAAGGTTTCATGAATTCTTTCTCAATTTCAAGACGTTTGGCATTGAGGGTTTTCGCCGCCTTGTTTAAAGCTGCCTTGTCTTTCTTTGCCTGATCGATATTCTCATCGTTATAATTGGAGATATCATACATTGGCAAAGCGGCTTTTACCATATCTCTGATTTGCTTTGCGTTGGTAGTAAGACTACCTAACGTCTTTTCACTAACGATCAGTTCAAGATCGCTTTCCTGGATTGCTATCTGTGTATTCATTGTTCTATTGTTTTTAAGTTTCTATTTCTGAAAGTTTCATGTTGCTCTTTTGTTTTAAGCCATTGCAGGCATCTCTTGTTTTCAGGTACAGTCAATTGTGCAACAAGCCCAAGCATTTCATCAAATGATAATTGGTCTGTACTTTTATTGGCAATCTGGACGTCAAAACATCCGTTATCAAGTTGTTTGATTATAATATCCGGTTTCATCATTCTACATCAATCAGTTCTTTGACAATATCATCAGCCACACGGATGCGCTTCTCCATTTCTGCAAACACTGCTTCATCCGGCAATATCCTTACTATATGGATAGGATTGCTCTGGAAAGGGTTGTAAACAACAAAATCAGTCCATTGCGCACCTGTGCACATCATATGGACCATGCACTGGTAGAAATACTCGAACTTGACATCAAGCAGCGACGCATTGTTGTGTATTTCACTTTTATACTTCATGAAAGTGCTTTGAATCGGGCATTTGATTTCCAGACAGCCTTTTTCACCGGTTTCTTCATCGTAATAATAACCGTCAGGACTGCTTGCGAAATGTTCTATGGCAGGGTGTTTGCATGATCCTGTCTCAACTATATGTCTTCCTGTCAGACGTTCATACAGCTCTCTGGCATTTTCTTCCTGATCAGTACCCCATTGCATCGCCTTGGTGTTAACACAGACCTGATGCAGATATTTCTCAAACTCGACATCATCATTGATAATTTCAGGATTCATATCCCTCTCTGATGCAACCTGATAAATATAAGTTTTGGCGGTATCGGAAAAATAATCACTTTTCCCTTTCTTCATTAGGAGTCCGATTTGCGACCCGGTGAAGTTACCGAGCCGCTTACGGAACCATTCTATAGAATGTTGTATTTCCATTATAACAATGATTTTCGAGTAGGTTTATTATTTGCGTAGTCTTGAGTTTGATCTGTCGGTTGTTCCGGGCGGGGTTGATCCTTGACTCCTGCGGCTTTTGCAGCGATTTCGGCAAGTTTGTTGCTTTTTGCTGATTTATCAATAATTTCCTCATATTCGGCATGTAGATACTAATTGAAAAGTGCGCTGTATTCTAATTGAAAAGAGCTCCATCCATAACTTGTTACAAAATTACTA